TATAGAGCCGGCGTTGCATCATGGGTTGATATGTGATTCGGTGGATGATGCGATAAGCGACAGGATTGACGTGCTGGTGGTTATGGCGCCTCCGGCGAGTGCGAAGTCGAGTTACGTGAGCATTGCGGCACCTGCGTACATTATTGCGAAAGACCCGACGGCGCGGATTATTAGTGTGAGTCGTGCGGCGGAATTGGCGGCGGACTTTGGTGGGCGGGTGAAGTCGATTGTCGAGAGTGATGAGTATTACAGAGCGACTGAAGTACAGGTTGCGATGGATACGAGGGCCAAGGACAATTGGAAAACCACGAAGGGTGGGAGTTATTTCGCTGTAGGTGCGAGTGGTGGTGTGGTAGGTAAGCGGGCGGATTGGGTTTTGGTGGATGACATCCATACGAGCTTCGAGGATGCGCAGTCCGAGACGCAGTTGCAGAAGCTGAGGAATTGGTTCGAGGCCGACTTGCTGAGCCGGCTTACTCCTACAGGGAAGTTGATTGTCATTGGGCAGAGGCTGAATGCGAATGACATCATCGGATATGTGCTGAACCGGTGTGCCGAGAATCCACGAATCCGGCTGCGGGTGCTGAAATTCACGGCGGAGTGCGCTGATGCCGAGAATGATCCTCTGGGGCGGCAGGTTGGTGAGCGGATGTGGCCTGAGTTTTATACGGACGACTACCTGCATGACAAGAAGCGGGATGACTTCATCTGGAAAACGCTGTGGATGCAGGAGCCGCCAAGCGAGGATGGGAGCTGGGTATCAGCCGACGAGATAAAGATTGTGGATATTGTGCCGCAGCAGTTGCAGCACTACCTGTTGAGCGACCTGGCCCTGAGTGTGAATACCGGTGACTTTTCTGTGCATCTAACTGCTGGCGTTGATGACACAGGCAACGTGTTTGTTGTCGATGCGTGGAGAGGGCGTGTAAGCCCTGAGGTTACAGTCGATAAGCATGTCGAGTTGGCAAATACATACCGGCCAAGCGAGAGCCTGATTGATGACGATAACATGGCGAAGGTGTATGTGCAGTTGCTGGCGGCAAAGTGCCGCGAGACTGGCGTGATGGTGCCGTGGAAAATGTTGCCCATGCGCGGGCAGGACAAAGAGGTTAGGGCCGCGCCCTTGCGCGGGATGTTTAAAAGGGGCATCATCCACATCAAACGCGCCGAGTGGAACAGGTGGCTCGTCAAGGAATTGCTGAGCTTCCCGAATGCTACAGGCATGGGTGTCGATGATGGTGTCGATGCCTTGGGCCTCATCGGTCGCCGGCTGGCGTCACTGGCGCGCGCTGCGCCGGCGGCGGTGGAGCGCCCTCGGGCGAAGTACGCACATGAAGTAACACTCGACGAAGCCTGGGAGTGCCAGGTCAAAACCGCAGGGAGCAGGATATGAGTTCAAGCGACGCAAACACAGTTGATTCCCTCAAGAAGCTCGAATCCACGCCCGAAGGCCAACGCCAACGGTGGTCTGCCGAGATCATTGCCTCTGAGAAGGAGCTGGAGAAGTTCCACGGTCAGGGGAACAGGGTCAATCGCAAGTACATCGACGAGCGCGATGCCGTCGAGACTTCCCAGAAGTGGTTCAACCTGTTCAATGCCAACGTCAATATCCTGAAGGCATCCCTCTATGCAAACATACCGAGTGCCGATGTATCCCGTAAATTCTTCGACATGCACGACGACGTGGCAAGAGTGGCTGGCCTCATCCTGCAGCGCGCCATCCAACAGGATATGGCCGAACCTGAGTGCGACTTCGATCAGGTCATGCGACACGTGGTTCAGGATCGGCTTGTCCCAGGCTTGGGTACAGCGTGGGTACGTCTCATTACAGAGACTGAGGACACGCCAGTGCTTGAGGACGGCACCGCGCCCCTGGACGACGAGGGCAACCCGCTTCAGCGTATCAGCAACCAGGAAGTTGCCATCGACTACGTGTACTGGGAGGACTTCCTGTGGTCCCCCTGCCGCGTTTGGGCCGACCGCAGATGGGTGGCGCGTAAGGTGCCAATGACGCGCGACGCCTGCATCGAACGGTGGGGTGAGAAGGTCGGCAAGATCATCCCGATGGACTACAAGTCGGGGACGAAGGACGCGGCCAGCCAGAAGAACGAGCCGCAGAACATCATCATGAAGCGGGCCTGTATATACGAGATATGGGACTTGGAGAAGAAGCAGGTCATTTGGTTCAGCAAGGGGTATGCCGAGGGACTGCTGGAGGTCAAGGACAACCCGTTGGATTTGGCCGAGCACTTTGAGCCATGTCCCAAGCCGCTGTTCGCCAACCTGACGACGAGCAACTGTGTGCCGAAGCCCGACTACGCAATGCTCCAGGACCAATACAATGAACTCGATGAGACCAATAACCGCATTTCGTTACTCGTCATCGCCTGTAAGTGCACCGGCGTGTATGACCGTAGCGCCGACGGAGTGCAGAGAATGCTCACTGAGGGCAGTGACAATACCCTCATTCCTGTCGATAACTGGGCTATGTTTGCCGAGAAGGGTGGCATTAAGGGACAGGTCGATTGGCTACCCCTTGACGTTGTAGTCCAGGCACTCGGACAGCTACAAGCCCACCGCGAGGCGATCAAGGGTCAAATCTACGAGCTGACGGGCATCTCCGACATCGTTCGCGGCAACACCAAGGCCAGCGAGACACTGGGTGCGCAGGAACTCAAGGCGAAGTTCGCCGGTGTCCACATGCAGACGTTGCAGGACGAGGTGACACGCTTCGCCGAGGAGATTCTCCAGATCAAGGCCGAGATTCTGGTCAAGCACTTTGACCCGCAGATTCTCGCCAAGATGGCGAACGTGGAGCATATGGCCCCTGAAGATCAGCAGTATGTCATCCCGGCCCTCCAACTGTTGAAGGGGCCGGAGCAGGGCATGGAGTGGCGCGTCAAGATTCAGGCCGACTCGATGGCGATGATCGACTACAACCAACAGAAAACCGAGCGCACCGAGTTCCTCAACTCCGTCGCCACGTTCCTGCAATCGTCCTCGACAGTCGGCCAGGGCGCGCCACAGTTGATCCCGCTGATGTTGGAGATGCTGCAATTCGGTGTGGCCGGTTTCCGCATCAGCAAAGACCTGGAAGGATCGTTCGACAAGTACATCCGCGAGTTCAACGAGCAGATCGAGAAGAAGAAGAACGCGCCCCCCGAGCCGTCTCCCGAGGAGATCAAGGCGCAGGCCGAGCAGCAGGCGCGCGAGCAGGAGGCTGCACTCGATCAACAGAAGCAACAGGCGGAACTGGCCGGTGACGCGCAGCGGCTCCAGATGGAAGCGGCTGCCGAGGAGCGCCGCCTACAGATGGAGATGGCGGCCAAGCAGCAAGAGATGGCGATGCAGCAGCAACAGTTCGCCCAGGAGATGCGCCAGTCGATGATGGAATTCGCGCTGACCATGCAGCAGATGCGTGAGGAGTTCGCGCTGAAGCAGCAGGTCGCCGCCGCCAACGCCGAGCAGCAGGCCGAGATCGCCGAGGAACGGGCCGAGGCACAGTCGAAGGGGGGCGCCGATGAGTAAATATCGTGCAACCTACGACAAACACGGCAAAGCAACCGAGTGGATCGACGGTGAGTTGGTCTGGGTCAGACCCGATCTACAGGCACCCGCAGATTCAAGCGGAACAGCACCAGTTGTCTTTGGAGACAACATTCGCTTCGTCAGCCCCATTGATGGCACTGTTGTTGAGGGTCGCGCTGCGATGCGCGAGCATTGCCGTCGCCATGATGTCATTCCCAACCAGGAACTCGCGGGACTCAAACCGAGGACGTTCGGCCACGGAGTAACTGTTTCACAGCAGGAGCGGGAAATCCGCAAACGTACCATGCACCAGATCGTCGATCAGCGTTACCACAACCAACTAAAAGGATAACTATCATGCCACCGTCGTTGAGAGAGGCGCTGTCTAGCGCCGTCGAAAAGGAAGAAACCAATGCTGCCGCTGCTCCCGTCGAAGTACCGGCGCAGGCGGACTCGTCCCCTGCTCCCGAGGGTGGTGGGCAAAGCCTGGAAGAAGCATCGTCCGTCGCAAATGACGACGCTCCAGAAACTCCTGCTCCTGAAAAGGCTGCGGAACCGGCTGTTGAGAAGCCCCCCGCCGAGAGCAAACCTGCTGAAGTTCCGCCTGCGGCAGAGACTCCTGCCCAGAAGGCCGAGGCCGCGCGGCAGCATCGGATAGATCGTCCGCCCCAGTCGTGGAAGAAGGAGGCCAAGGGCGAATGGGCCGCGCTGCCGCTCCATGCGCGCCAGGAAATTCACAAGCGCGAGATGGAGATCGACCAAGCACTGAAACAGTCGGCCCCTGATCGACAGTTGGCCGAACAGTTCAAGCAGACGATCCAACCGTTCATGCAGCGCATCCAGGCGTCGGGGTTCTCTCCCCTCGATGCGGCCA